GTAAGTTCTTTTACTTTCAGCTAGATATTCTTTAAAACTTTTGCTCATATGCATTATTTAGCCAGTTTCTTCAACTTCTCGAGTAAACTGTTCCGGTCAGTAATGACATATCCTTCGCCCTGTACTATGTTAGTAGTGTCATCAACACCCTGTTTAGAGTCTTGTTTTTGTTTCTTTAACTGTAAATCAACCATTTTAAGCTTCTTATCTATTTTAGCTACCCTGGCATCTAGGGCTGTTTTAAGCATTTGTCCTGCTACTTCAAATACTCTAGAGGAATATCTACTTTCTACGTTCATACCTAAGTCCATTAAATCTTCATATGCATCAATGGCTCTAGAACTAATATCATTTACCTCTGTATCAGTCATATCTCCTAGTCCTTTTACTTGAGGTAAAGCGGATGTTATTTTGTCTAATTCTGCTATGTTCCTTTTAGTAGATTCGTGGTCTTCAATTTTTACTTTTTTAATGTCAGCTTTTTCTTCTTCTTTAGCTTTTTCTTCATCTACTATTTCTTTAGATTCAGGCAAATCCAATAATTCTTCTAATTTTTTGGTCATAATTATATGTTACTATATTTATTTAGAATTTTATCCGCGTCTTCCAGTATGGAAAAGGTCTTTCTCATTAACAACTCTAAATCTAAAACCTTTGTTTTTACACCATGCTATAGCGGAATGCCATTTGGCTTGATTGATGACATAGTGTATTTTATTAGCTTTGCTTTCACCTAAACTTTCTTTTTTAGTTTGATTTTCAGGTTTAATTTCTATAACTTCTGCGTGGCTTTTTCCTTTTTTATCTGTGTATGCTATAAAGAAATCAGGAACATAAATTGAAAACTTTCCTGTGAAAGGGTGTTTGTAAGGAATTTTAATTGCTTCATTGGCCCATTTACTAATACTAGGACTTTCATCACAGAATCTCATGAAAGCGAATTCCCAACTTGATCTATATAAAGGAGATCTATTACCTATGTATTTGCCAGGATTTTTAGGATTGAATTTGCCACTTAGATAACGCTTCATGGACTATACCACTATATTTCTTTTTTGAGTGGCCTCGTTTGAATCGGTTATTTTATAACCTAAAGATGAAATTTTTGATCTATTATGATTTAATACTTCTGTTACCATGTAACTTAATCTAGCTGTTTCTAATCCTTTTAATGTATCAATTAATTGAAATACATTTACATTATCTATTTTTGCTTGTTGCAATAAAATTGTAGCTGTGCTTATACTAGCAACTTTATCAAATCCTTTAGATTCAAAAAATCCTACAACTGCATCTACTTGATTACTAGGAAATGTTATAGTCTCTGTAAAAAATTTATTAAAAAATTGTTTTACTGAAGTTTCTGAATTATTTTCAGTAGTACTTGGTATATTTTGTGACATATTATTTTAATCCTTTAATTGCTTTAACTATTCCACCTCTAACATTTTGTACTGATCTACCAATAACAGTATTAGCAACACCATAAGAAGAATCAGATGTACCACCTATTTTTCCAATTGCACCTGTTAGTATATTAAAACCTTCTTGCATTAATCCACCTTTAGATAAATTTTTAGCATTTTTAATTCTATTAGCAGTTCTTATAATAGTTCCTAAAGTCATTTTACCTCCACCTGCACCTAATTGACTGCCTATGTATGTGTTAGGTCCTGTACCGTCATTAAATAATCCACTTAATATTCCTCCTTGACCAAATACACTTGTAGTTCCGCCACCACTTAATGAATTAGGACTTGGAGTTTTATCGTAATGTTCTAAAGCAAATCCTTTAGGTGCACTACCTTGAACTACTTTACCTCTGCTATAAAATACAGTTTCATATTCTATGCCCATCATATTTGTTAATGGACCTGATTCTCCATTTTGAAGTGAATCATGTGTCCAACTAGAAATTATAGGATTAACTAATGTAAAACAAGTAAATGTTTTTCTAGCCATTTGATATATTTGAATACTATGAAAAAATGGTTCATAAGATCCTGCATCTAAACCAAATCTATATCTATTATGTGTGGATGACAAATAAGAATTTCCTCTATTAAATGGACCTCCTTGTGTTCTATTAAATTCTCTAGGTATACCTGCATCAGGATGCCCCATAGTATTAAGAGCTCCATAATTACCATCTTTAAAATAATATCTAAAATAGCATTCCCATAATGCAGTTGTTACACCATAATTGTCATCATGGAATACAACGTTTATAGGATCATATTGAATTTTTTTGTGAATTTTTCTTTTTTTATTATATGCAAAAACTGTGTCTGTATCAATAGAATATTTAGGTAATTCAACACCTTTTACTAACATATTCAATTCTGTTCCGTGTTTCCATATTGGAGGATTTGCTATTGGAATATTCTTATTTAAATTAAATGTTACGTGATATAAAAATTTTACTTTTGGAGCAAGTCTAAAACTATCGTCTACATATAATCTAGCCGCGTGAGCGAAATCACCAAGATTACCTTTTGGTGACAGGACACCGCTTTTTAAGTTATCCAAAAATCCGTTTAGTAAATTTGCCATATACAGTATTTATCGAGTAGAAAAACAGGGCAGAGAATAAAAAAGGCGCCATAGCGCCTCCTCTATTAGTGGAATTTTAAATTTTGTTATTATGCACCGCCACCAGTGATTAAAGTATTAACTGTTCTGCCCACTGACGTACCTATTCCTGTACCTTGTGGTGTTTGTATAGCATTATCATAATGCATTACTAACGTAACAGTTACTGGTTCACTAGAGTTGTATGCTAAAGTATTATAGTTTGCTGATTGAACATAGCAACCATATAATTCATATGTTTCTAAAATATTAACTACATTGGCACCATTTGCACCATCAGTTACTTCTATTCTAGTTACAAATTTGTAATCTGCACCTGAAGCCGCCGCAGATTGTTCAAAGAAATCAAATTGTTTCTGTAGTTGTTCTCCAACTAATTTTTGAACGTTATTTGCAACATCTTCTCTTAATGTTAAAGTAATTGGTTCCCAAGTATGTTTACCTGCTAAAAATACTTTAGAATTGTAAACATCTATTGTTGTGTTTTCAAAAGTTAAATTAGGTCTTGTAACATCAACAACTTGTTTTGTTAGTTCAGTTGTAGGAGTTGATACACCAAAGTTTTCTAATGATACTCTAAAACGATATTGTAATTTAGGCATCAATAGACCTTGATTACTAGCTGATTGGCTAGAATTCAATGGTACTGTGATCTTTGATAGTGTCGATATACTCATTTGTTTCTCCTATAGTATTTATCTTATTATAAACCTGCTATTTCACCAGTATTTTTAAGTCTTAATGGAATGTATATAAATTCCACTGCTTTAACTGGCTCTATTGCTATGTCTAAATAAAGTTCGTTTCTGTCTATTCTTGCAGGTGTGTTATTTGATTCATCACACACTACTAAGAAGTCGTATAATGCTCTATTACCTACTAATTCAAGTAATAGGCTGTCTGCTTGAGCTTTAATTTCGTCTCTTGTAATTTTATCATTAGGTTCAAACACAAAAGGTCTAGCCAATTTGTTTAATTGACTTCTAATGTAAATTACTAATCTTGAAACATTAATTCTGTCTAAAGATGATGTTGCACCTGATCTAGTTTTTTGTCCATAGTTAACTAAACCTGCACCTGTTATGAAAGTAATTGGATTAACATTATTAGAATATAATGTATCTCTTTGACCTTCATTTAATGCTGATGAAGTAAATTCACCTTCGCTATTAATATAACCAGTTGAAGTAGCATTTGTAATAGTACCTCTTCTAGTTCCTGCTGGAGCAAACCATGGGAAAGAAACTTGATCGCTTAAAGCAATCGTTCTAAGCATCATGTGACTTGCTGGAACAGTTACATTTTTACCGAAGTTATCGCTTGTAAATCCTGATGGATAAAATACTCCAAGATAATCATTTGAAGTTACAAGACCTTTGTCGTTGTCTTCAGTTGCTGAGTTAATGTTTGTTGCCCAATTACTTAATGATGTTGAATCTGAAGATAATCTAAATGGAGCATCACCAACTATAAATGCTGATAATCCTCTGTCAGTATTCAAGCTAACTAGTTCTCCAATTAATTCTGGATAACCTGGAGCCGCAACTAAATTGAATATTCTAGATTCATCATCTCTAATATCTTGGTTGCTATTAACCATTGCTTGAAGTGATTGTACAACAACTTTTCTTTGTGAGTGTCGTCCAAATGCACCAGAACCATCTGAATTATTAGCTGATTCTGTAACCCATCTGTGAGCATAGTAACCACTCATTGATGCGTTAGCCATTCTAACGTTACTAGCTGTAGTATCTACATAATTTCTTGCAAATCTCTTAACATTAAATCCACTTCTACGTAAGTTGACTAGTAATGTTCCTTTTGGATATAATGCTGGATCTGGAGCATCAGTATCTACATAATCACTTGTTAATAAAGCAACAATTGTAGCATCTGTTGTATCTGCACCTGCAGTTGAACTTCTAGCATCTGCAAATACTACTCCATCTTCTGTTGTTTGATCGCTGTTATCTACTGCAACCCATTTA